CATATAGATAAAACTAAAATCCATGTTTGTGTTATTTGTTCTGAAACTATTAAACCAAAGTTTCTTGGTTTGGATAAGGATGGCAATAAACATTATTGGTATCACGGTAACAACGCTTTACCTGTAGCTGACGGTAAGTGTTGCGACAATTGTAACAAAACTGTTGTCATACCTGAACGAATGACAAATATTTTAATGTCACGTTTAAACAAAGGTATTGATGACGATTTCAATAAACTGTTATAGGAAAGGGAAATTATGAAAACATTGACAGACATTGACACACAAATAGACGCTTTAAAAGAAGTGTCTAGTAACGCATTACTTAAACATGGATTTAGTAGATCAAGACAAAGGATATTTGACTTATCCAAATCACTTGACAAAACATGGCAAGATTACAAAGCAATTAGTGGAATGGGTTATTACAAAGAACTTACACTATTTGTAATTACTCGTTCAGCTTTGGGTTTACGTTACAAATCAATTGTAAAACGTTCAGGTTTAAAACCTTTAGTTGTTCATGATTGTTTAACTGATTTATTAAATGAAAAGTTAATCTATAAAAAAACAATTGATATGAAGTTAATTTATTGTGCTAAAAAATAACTTGCATTAAATAAAAAAATAAATTTATAATTAGGCTAGGTTAGAAATTAATCTAGCCTTTTTACGTTATGAAAGGATTTCTTAAAATGGAAACAAAAACGTATTTAATTAAAACTAAGTTTGATTATTCAACTAACGAACTTGTTAATGTTGACGGTAATAATTTAACTATTGAATTTAAAATTATGGATAAGTATACCATGATTGAAATAATAGGAAGATTAAAAGACCGAACAGTTGAAGAATTTAAGCATCAAATAATTTGTAATAAAAACCAAAATATTCAGGTGTTAACTAATCGTAATGATCAGGTTGAAAAGTTTGATCAGGGTATTAATGAAAATGTTGATCGTATACATTTTGATCAGGTATTTAAAAACGATTATCAATTAGGCTTGCACGGTCAATTAGATCTAGAAGATTTAATTAATGAAAAGGTAGGTCAATAATGGCGTATTATTTTGAATGTGAAACTTGCAATAGTAAAGAGTTTTTTAATTATGTAATGCAATCTGAGTATTACGGCTTTAAGACTCCCAAAGCAAAAAAGCAATCATATGAAACTGTTATTTGTAAATCTTGCATATCTAAAAAAGTAAGGTTAAAAGGTAACTATATTATAATTAAATGAAAGGTTAATAAAATGCGTAAAGATTTTAGTAATTTAATTCCAATTTCAGTAATAACAACTATAGCAATTTGTATTGCATTATTAAGAACTATGATTTTAGATCTTAATGAGTTCTTTGGATATCGTGATATAATATTATTTATGGTTGTACAATTTGTATTAACTTTTAATATATATTTAACAATAGTACTAAATAGAAAGGGCAGATAAAATGAATTATCCATCAAGTATAAACAGCAATGTTAGAGCAAATAAAACAATGTTTAGCTCTAATTTAACTTTGGAAGATATTCCCCACCGTGATCATAAGCTTAGAAATATTGCAAAAGTTGAGAATTGCAAAAGCACTAGATCAGGTAAACCAATAGCAAATCAATTTATTATTACTTTGCAGAATGGTATTAAAATCTTTCAATCTTATGAAAGTATTATTGCAATAAAAGCAAATGGTGAAACTTACCTTGATTATGAAAGGTGGGATTATAGCAATACTACTTCAAGGTATCGTAAAGAATTTCTTGGTGAAGATACTAAAACAACTAGAGATAAAATTAATAAAGGTAAATATATACTTGAATATTTAAATCAAAAGCTTTATTAATAAGTTTCCTCCGTGTTAAAGCACTTTAGATTAGTTTCTAAGGTGCTTTTTCATTTTATAGTCTGATATATCCTTAAATGATTGTTTTGTTTATGTATTCGCTTTAAATCGTGTTTGGCGTATTGCTCGCAATATAACCCTTGATTAATACCTTTTACTATTACTTGTATGACTAACTAATGACAAATTGCATTACATGGGCGTATGTGTCATGCATTTGTTTTGCTGTTTGTAGTGTTTGGTTTAGTGTTGGGTGTGTTTGGGGGGGTTTGTTTGCCTTTGGTCAACTCTCAATGAGATAAACCTAAAAAAATATAAATAAAACGCACGCACACGCAAGGGTCACCCCACCCCCCCTGCATTTGCATGCAATGGCGACATATTTTTACTAGAATGAGTTAGTTGTACAGGTAACGATGCAACGTTTAGGGAGAGCGTAGTATACTATGGTGTATTTCCCCGGAGGTTCTACTCCGATTGTACTGACCAATTCCTGATCTGTCAATAAAATAATTATTTTTCTTGACGTATTCGTGCAAAGTTCTTATTATAAAGGTAACAAAGTGTCATTTAAAGCACATACAACCAACAATTACCTGAAAAACAAGTGTAATAGGCTTTATTTGTTTGATTCTTTGTCAATTTAACGAAAGAAAGTAATGTTTCAAGCATTTGTACTCATATGCCTTGTAGGTATGCCCACTGAAAATAGATATTGTGAAGAATTAGCCGACACAAGAGGACCATACATGCTGCACGACAAGTGTCTTGCACGAGTATATGAGATAAAAAGGGAATTACCCCTCTACAAACCTAACATGCAAGCACGAGCATACCGTTGTGATGAATTTACTCCCCAAACAGAAAAGCAAAGCACGTGAAATAAGTCCTCAACAGGAGCAATTTCTAGAAGTACTCTTTGAAAATGGTGGAAACGTAACTGATGCAGCCCTCAAAGCAGGATATGCAAAGGGATCAGTGACGTGGCTACGCACATCTTTAGCAGATGAGATCATAAACCGTACAAAGAACATACTATCTATGAACGCATTTAAGGCAGCTACACGTCTTGTAACCACTATAGATAACCCAATACCTGAAAGAGGGGATGACCTACGCTTCAGGGCGGCAGAATCGCTTTTAAACAGGGTCGGACTGGGTAAACAAGAAACAACCAACGTAAATGTACAGGCAGTACACGGCATTGTACTACTTCCACCCAAGAAAGGGGTAACCATCGATGGCTAAATTCGCAAATGATCCACAAGCAGCTTCAAACAAAGAAAAAAAAGATAGAAAAAAAAGAAGAGATCAAAGAGATAAGCTTGCATCTGACGTAGCATACTATGGTGCAGGTGCTATAGGAGGTCTTGGTGGTTTAGGTATTTCTATGGCTACTGAAGGTGGTGGTGGAACTAAAGGTAAAAGTAAGAAGCCAAAGAATGTATCTGGAATAATGAAAGATTATTTCAATTCAAAAAATAAACCAAAGTATCAAGCACCCAAAGTTGGAGTGTCAAGAAAAGAACTTGGCATCAAAGGTGGAGCAGGACCTACAGGTAAACGTCTTAAAAGAATAT